ATCCGCCTGCCGATCCGCCTGCCGATCCGCCTGCCGATCCGCCTGCCGATCCGCCTGCCGATCCGCCAAAAGACTGGAAGGATAGTCTTCCTAAGGAGATGCGTGGCAATGCTTCTCTTAATAAATATAGTTCTCTTGAGAGCTTTGCTACCGGTCATCTGAATCTTGAGAAGATGCTTGGTCGCGATAAGATTCCTATGCCGAAGACTGACGAGGAGATCGATGCTGTCATGGTCCGGCTCGGCGCTCCCGAGAAGGCTGATGGCTACAACTTCACCAAGCCCACTGATCTTCCTGAGAACTTTCAGCTTGAAGATGATTATGCCGACGCTCTCCGTGATCTTTCTCTGAAGGCTCGTTTTACGCAGAAGCAGGCCGGCATGCTCCACGACTTTATCATGGGTCAGAGCATCGGTGCCCATAATGATGCTGAGTCCAACACTGCTGAGGCTATGCGCCTGGCCGGCGAGACCCTTAGCGCTGAGTGGGGCGTTGACTTCAAGCGCAATCTTACCATGGCCAACAGTGCCCTCGAAAAGATCGGCGGCCCTGATCTTGCGCAGATCGTCCGCGACTCTGGCCTCGGCAACAACCCTGCCTTCATGAAGGGTCTCTACAAGATCGGCGAGGCTGCTCTCGAGGATAATTTCGTTCTCGGCGGCGAGCGTAAGGGTTTGACCAAAACTGAGGCCGAGAAAAAATTAGTTGACTTAACAAACGACCCCGCGTACCTTGATAAACATCATACCAAGCACAAGTCGGTTGTTAATGAGGCTTACAATATCCGACTGTTGCTTTCAGGGGAGGCGTAATGATGGAGTGCAAGAGTGAAAAGGAAATTAGGCTTGAATGTCTTCGGTTCGCCTACGATCTCCGTCAGCCGCGCAATACCACTGAAGATTTGATAGCAAACGCTGAATCGTTTTATTCTTTCTGTTGTACTTCGTCCGCGAAGTCAGCAGGAGCCAAAGCCCCCAAGAAGGCTACCGCTGCCAAGAAGTAGCGTCCTTCGTTCGTGTTGTCCTTGGGCCGGAGTCTGCTCCGATACCCCGAATTAAATTTTTTTATTAATTCAGAGTAAAGGAGCAGATTATGTCACTCGAAGTCACGACTGCTCAAGTCGAGCAGTATTCATCCAATGTACAGATGCTCAGCCAGCAGAAGGTTTCTCGTCTGCGCATGGCTGTCGATGTTGAATCTATCCGTGGCAAGAATGCGTTTTTCGAGCAGGTCGGTGTTACCGCCGCTCGTCAACGTACCACTCGCCACTCCGATACCCCGCGCATGGATACTCCTCATGCCCGGAGGCGTGTAAGTCTTGTCGATTATGACTGGGCTGATCTTATTGATGACGCCGACAAGGTTCGGATGCTGATCGATCCGACTTCCCCTTATGCTATCGCCGCTGCTGCCGCTTTCGGCCGCACCATTGATGATGTTATCATCGCTGCGATGCTTGGTACGGCCTACACCGGCGTAACCGGGTCTACCTCCACTACCTTCGATACTACCAACAACTCGATCGCACATGGGTCCGCTGGTATGACTATCGCCAAGATCCTCGCAGCAAAAGAGATCCTGGACGGTCATGAGGTTGATGAGAGTATCCCTCGGTATATCGCTCTGCGGTCCGACCAGGTAACTGATCTCTTGAATACCACCGAGATTAAGTCCTCTGACTACAACACCGTAAAGGCGTTGGCTCAGGGTCAGCTTAATACTTTTTGTGGGTTCGAGTTTATCCGGACCGAGCGCCTTACCTCTGACGGTACTTCCCGTGAGTGTTTGGCCTGGGCCCAGGATGGTCTGAAGCTTGCAATCGGCCAGGACGTTGCCGCTCGTGTTTCTGAGCGTGCTGACAAAAACTACTCAACGCAGGTCTTCTTCTCCATGTGCATCGGGGCAACCCGGATGGAAGAGAAGAAAATCGTTGAGATCAACTGTAACGAGTAAGGAGGAATCTCATGGCTGTCGTTAATCATTATGGTGATGAGTATACTGCTCTCTACACTACCGTCCCGGCGGTAAACCTTGAGACCAGTCAGAATCACGGGCGCATGAGGGTTATGACCTTCACCGCTAACAATCTAACCGGTGGCGATGCTACTTCCGACGTGCTTGTCGGCAAGCTGCCTCCGGGCAACGTCCGGGTTTACATGTCTCTGTCTTGGGCATATTTCAACTGGACCACTGCTTCCGCAACCTGCGATATCGGTTGGGGCGCTTATACCAACAACGCCGGCACTGCTGTAGCCGCTGACCCGAATGGGATGGCAGATGGCATCGATGTTGACGCTGTTGGCATCCGCAACCTTGCCGATGACGACGCTGGTGGAATCCTTGGTACTGTTTGTGGTATCAAGGAGTTCAACAGTCTGTCTGGCGTCCCGATCCTCTTTACCTGCCAGGATGTTGCTCTGGCCGCTAATGACGATCTTGCCGGCGTCATTGTCTACGTTGTAGACTGATCTCGTCGCTGTGACAGTATAAGGGGCAGGGCACTAATCTGCTCTGCCCCTTTTTTATGGAGAAACCATGGCCACAGTTATTGAGATATGCAATGAAGCCCTTATCGCTATCGGCGAGGATACTATTATCTCTCTTTCCGATAACAATAAGCCGGCTCGCCTTCTTACCCGTCTTTACGAGCGGTCTCGAGACCAGCTCCTCCGGGCCCATCTTTGGAACTTTGCCACGAAGCGCAAGGCTCTTGCTCAGAACTCTGTTACTGTTTCTTTCCAGTATACCTACGAGTACCAACTTCCTACTGACTTTATCAGGCTCGTCGATATCGATGCGAGCCTTGATTATATAGAGCCTGATTATACGATCGAGGGTCATGCTGTCCTTTGCGATTACGACTCCCTCAAGATCAAATATATCTATCAGGTCACTGACCCCAATATAATGACCGCAGATTTTCGCACCCTTCTGTCTGCGTTTCTTGGAATGAAGCTCGCTATTCCTCTTACTGACAACCGGAGTCGCTACAATGACGCCCGTGATCTGTATAAAGAGGAGCTCGTCCGTGTTCGCCATGTCGATGCTTGCGAGTTTCCTGTCGAAAAATCCAAACAAACTACCTGGGAGAATTCTCGGTTATGACTATTCGTTCTGTTGACGATTCTCCTACACAACTTTTTGGCCTTTCGACAGATACAAAGCCAACTGGCTCTCAAGATGGCGCGTATTTTCTTGAGACCGATACTGGTCATTTTTATCGGTACGACAAGGTTGTCGGCGCTTGGTTTGCTCCGTCTACGGATGTGAATCTCCAAGACCAGACCAGCCCGGTTCTTATTACTGAGTTGAATAAGGTCCACAATACAACTGCCTTGTCCAGCGCCGTTGCTCTCGACGACTACACGCTTGATGTTGATGCCACAGCCGGCTTTATTGATCATGCCCATATCACTATCGCGAGTGATGATGACACCAGATATAGCATCTTCCACCAGGTTGGCGCTATTGCTGGCAATACAGTTACCCTCGATCGCCCCATGGATTTTGCTTATGGTTCCGGCGTGCAGGTTACTGCCGGTACGCATGAGATGAGTGTTGACGGCTCAAGCACTCCTGTCATTTACGGTGTCCGTACTGCTGATACTCCGACCGGCCTTAATATGTCGGTGGATATCACTCGCCTTATTTTTCTGTGCACCACTGCTTCGGCTGTCGACTTGTCTAAGTTCGGTGATATAGCCGGTGGCCTAACTCGCGGGCTTCTTATTCGTAGTGTTGATGGTGTTTATCAGAACATTTTCAATGTTAAAACTAACGGCGCTCTTGCCGGTATTATGTACGACTGGACTCCTTATGCTGCTACTAACCCGACTCAGGGTATAGACGGCTTTGTTGCTCGTCTTACTTTTGCCGGCCAATCTAAGCTTGGTTCTGTTGTCCGCCTTGGGCCCGGCCAGGATTTACAGGCTGTTGCCCAGGATCCTCTTCAGTCCCTTCTCTCCCTTCAAATCGTTGCTGAAGGCCATGTGGTGGTCGGTTAATGCCTAAAGCGACCCATATATTCACGAACTTCACAGCCGGCGAGTTTTCCCCCCGGCTGTTCGGCCGCGTTGATCTGTCTAAGTACAACAATGGCTGCAAGTTCATGTCGAACTTCATGCTTCACCCGCATGGCGGTGTCAGTAAGCGCGGCGGCACTAAGTTCATCAATAAGGCCAAGCATGCCGATAAGGTGTGCCGGCTTCTGCGGTTCGAATATTCCATCACCCAGGCATACTGTCTTGAGATCGGCGAGAACTACGTCCGGTACTATTACGGCCAGACCCGTGCCGAGGGCAACACGGCTGGTATCAGCGCTGCTACCCAGGCGAATCCTGTCAATATAGAGCTC